ATGTTTACCTGGCCTACGTACATACTTCGAACTCTTTTCAGAGTCAGTTTTCTGTAGAGCTAGGTAGATGTCCTGAAGTTCGCTCAACGGCTTCCGCTACTTCCACAGCCTCAACAGGAGATTCAGTACCTTTGAAGCTAGTTATGTTTACTACGAATTGAGGCTTAGAGGTTTCTGAGGTTTCTACACGTACGAGCTTAGTTTCTTCACGCGCTGCGCTAAGAGCCTTCAAGCACATAGTGTAATCTTCCATAGTCTCGTTAGCTTTATATATTTGCTCTAGTCTGCTAAGTCTAGTGGCAAAGTTTGCTATGGGTATGTGAGCTACTAAAGCATGACGTTTCTCCTGAGCCTCGTCAATCATAGATTGTACTTTAGAACTCTCAAGATGCTCTATGACCTTAGTGCGTGTAGTGCTAAGAGCCTTTGCTATTTCGCCAGCGGTCTTACCTTCGTAGATCAGCATAGATACTACGCGAGCAGAATCTAACGCTCTGTCATTTACTAGGTTTGTCATTTTAATAATCTACCGCGTGCGGGCCTTCATACCCCATACCTCGTAAACGCTCTTTAGTAGGGCCGGCAACTTGTTTATATAAATCTTCGCCCATAGATTTATTTTTAAATACGCTGCTTCTTTTCTTAGCCTTTGTCAAAATCTTTACTAAATGTAGTAGTTCTGTATCATTAACTTTATGGCCAGGATTGCCCATACGTGTAAGAAAACCATTTATAGAGAATATCGCAGGATCAGGATCTTGCTTAAACGCCCATTGACCTTTTGATACAAATGCGTTATCTACTAAGGTATCTAAATCGCCGAAATCTGCATAATCATCGAATTTACCTATATTAAACGCTTTATCCCCTATCCACCCCGCTCCTGGCTCTTCGAGAGGCTTACCTCCATAGTTAGTCATATGCTCTAGAGGCTGTTGAACCTTAGAAGCTCCAGCAGTGCCTTTTCCGCCTTGGCGTCTTTTACGTTCTTTTACAAGTTCTTCTAGCAATGCTTGAAAGTCATAAGTTCCGTAATCAACCTTATCTCCTGAAGCAAAATCAGCTAGTGTTTTATTCACATCTATAATTTCTTTACCTAACTCATCACCGAGCAATGACTCTGCATACTTCTGCTGTCCTGCCTTATCCAAAGGTCTGCCAGACTTCTGAGCCTTACCTGCACGCCTGTTATCACGCTCTTTAGCGTACGCTCTCACCATTGCTTTTAAATTATTCTCGGTAACGGGTTCCATAGTACCAGGAGCATTCAATAACTGATTAATACCTTTAATCTGCTCGTCTAATCCTTCATCAGACATACCAGCTAACTCAGTTACAGCAGAACTTGGAGGAGATTCCACGCCAGGCTTTAACTTAGGCTGAAAGGTAGGATCTATTACATCTGCATCCATAAATTCAGCTACAGATGTGTCATCCCAGTCATCTACATGATGTACGATAAGGTCTTGCCTAGGCGCGTCACTGACTACACTCGAAGGATCACCTTTAGCTAGGTTTTTTATTTTTGTACCACTTAGGCCACTTATAGCGTCAGATTCAAGTTTGTTTACGCCTAAGGCTTGCTTTACTTTACCTGTTATTTTAAGAGGTACCATAAGGCCCGAACTAGGAACTATACCTGAGCCAAAGTCCTCAGCAGCCTTCATAGGATCAGCACTATACTCACGGCCTGCACTTTTGAGACCTTCCCAAAACGCAGATCTATCATCAGGGTTATTTATCAAGCCGTCTACAGAACGCCTAAGTTGTACTAACTGCTCGGGCGTCATAGTCAATAAACTACCAAACTCCTTAGAGGCATTAGCTGCCCAAGTCGCTGGTAATGCTGCAAACCTATCAAAATCATTAGTGGGTAAATTCTTCCCGCCTCTACGTGAATTTTGATATAGAATCAAATCACCTAACTCAGAGAGCATATCTCCCGCGCCAGGTGCTATAGGAAACACACCAAGATCTTCTAAGCCTTGCTGCATTTCGTCATATTCGTCTGGGACATACCCACGCCCAGGATCCTGACGACCTGTGAAATCCCCTATAGTCTGACCATAGCTAGGATCTAACATATTTTGTAATAGTGACGCCATTAGGCTCTCCTAGAATAATCCGGCTGATCGGGATCTGGCACGAGAAACTTATCTCCCGTATTTCCTACTATATTATACACTGTACCTTTAAGTACAATTCTACCATTTTGTATTTCTTGCGAGCGAGCGTGAGGTATAGCACTTAATTCTAATGCGCCTGTGATACCTCTGTTATTCTTTGCGTCATACCCTGGACGATGTGCAGTAGTCCTCGTGCTTCCGCCTGTAGAACTTTGACCTCCACTTCCAAACGTACTCATATGCTCATCTGTTCTACGTTTGTTAGCTTCGTCTATCATGTCCGACAAATAAGTCATCCTAGAGTTTAACGCTTGTCCTTCAGGTGAGTCTAATTTAATATTACCTCTACCATTATGCATGTCTACGTATGCCGACTGTATCGCGTCCCATTCCCCCTCAGCATTATCGTAGTCACCTTCGTAGTTTGATTTAAATCCATACGTATCATACTTCTGCTCTGATCCCACACCCTCATCCATATTCAGACCCATAGTACCCGTAGAATCTTCGTCTGATAGGCTATAATCTACAGGTCCCTCAAACCCAGCGTACTCGGGATCCGATGGACGTGTAATTCCTACATCTTCTGCACCAAACCCAGGATTCCCGTTGCTACCTTCTTGGTTTGCCTGTAACGCTTTTAGTTGCTCAGATTCTTCAGGAAACTCACTAGGTTCTTTGGCTCCTCCTCTACCTGTTACATTACGTACTATACCAGACAGAGCATCAAACCCTTTATGGAGGGCTGCTGTATGATAACCGTATGGATTATATTGAGGGTACCGGTCTTCTTCGGGTACACCTGCTTTCTCGTCTTGGTAGTTTCTGTATTTTGAATATAACGCGGCCCCACCCCCTGCCGTCATAATAATCGGGTTAGCTTGTATGGCCCCTCGAGTCACATGCTGAGCCAAATTAGCGGCCTTTACAAATCCACCACCAACTTTTTTGAGCCCGCTCATTATACCACCACCACCACCACCCTTACCTTCTTCGTTATTTTGAGTAGCCATACATACAACCTTTTTTCAAATTTATGTATTGTACCGCACAGTTGATACTTGGTACTACTTAGTACCATGCGGTAGTGCCCCCCACTACTTAGTATCACTTAGTACTTATGTAGCGTTGGCACGGTTTTTGAATACAGCAAACATCGTGCCAGCCTGATTATACACCGATGGCACGGTTTTTGTTAAGCAATCCGCGTGCCAAAAATAAATGAGAAAATACTTGACTTATCCTGTATTATTCCATATATTAAAAATAAAAAGAATTTTTTTCTGGCACAAGCCAGAATATCACGCGCCTACATGGCGCAAACCAGAGGAGGCCACAATGGCCAAAATTCATACCACTCCATATCGCGCCTATGAAGATCAGGCGGCGCAGATTGATCGCTTCGAAACAGCGATTAATAAAGGTGGGCTCATTGATAACGCACGAGAGGCCGTCAAACTGCTCGTAGTGCTCTCTAAGAGCGATGATGGTGACCTGCGACACATACGAACAGCCATAGAGTATGGCATCACAAATCGTCTGCAGGAGTCTATGAACATCGCGCCTGCTGTTGATCCTAACGCTAAAACAGAAGACTAGAAAGGAGTAGGGGTGGCGCTGCCATAGGTCACCCCAAACATATTATGAACTACTCTGACGATAACTACGGCCAATGGGGAGGCATGGATGATCCTGAGATGCAGGCATTCTACCGCCATGTCCAAGCTACCAATGTAGAAAAAGAGTGTCAAGGTTGCGGCAGCCTGGTGCGCATCCAACCCCAATATGCATACTGCAATCGATGTGCTGATGCGATCGAGCGCGGCATAGACTTCTAGCACCTCCTCTGGTGCTCTGAGACCCTAGGTCCCTCCCTACGGGATCTGGGGTCTCTCTATGTCTAGCCATTAATTCACACCATGAATCAATGACTCCCCTATGTAGTACTAAGTAGTGACATATAGTAATAGTACTACATAGTAATAGTACTACATAGTAATAGTACCAAGTAGTAATAGTACTACTACTACATCGTACGAAGTATACTCGGTACTAAGTGTACTCGGTACCACATACGTTTACTTAATACTAAGTTTACTTAATACTAAGTTTACTCGGTACCAAGTTTACTTTGTACTAAGTGGTACTACTTAGTACTACTTTGCTTTACTTAGTATTACTTTGTACTTTGTAGTAATACTTGGTACTAAGTAGTATTACTTTGTACTTTGTAGTACTTTAAAGCCGTTTATGTGGTACTACGTAATACTTTACGTCATACATATGGTATTATTTGATACGATAAGGTATTGTGCGGTATAATACATAGTTTTTCTTGGTACTACTTAATATAAAGTATGACCATGTGCTTGTCAAGGGGACCAAATGTGCACTAAGTAATACCAAGTGATACCATACATATGACAATTCACGACAAATCATGCCAGTATGACAGTGTGACAATACCAAGTAATACCAAGTATGTAACTATGTCACAATTTCATGCCGATATGACAGACCATAGTATCAAGTAGTATGTAATGATAGATAGTGATAGGTAATAGTAGGCATAGTGTAAGTATAGTATAAACAAGGGTTTAGGGCAATAAAAATAATCTTTACATATGGAAAGTAATGGCATAGGATTTGCTTATATATAGATGTGGCAAGAGTGCCACAATCGGAGAATTTTCTCCATAGCCCCATATAGGGAGATACAGCAATGCCAGCATATGAAGATCTCGATGTAGTCCTGATGCATGAGAGGTATCAAATCCGAACCCATAGTGTCAATCGGCAAGACGCTGATAAAGCATCATACGATTGGCCTAAGCTTCGTATTACCAGTAACAGCGTAGATGTCGCCGATATGCTCGCACAGTGGTATGATGCGGTAGGCGGCGAAGTTAATGGCTCGTTGACGGATCTGTTACAAAATGGCCTAAACCACGCAATTAGTGTGGCGAAAGACCCCAGCCGTATATCGTCCGACCCTCGCATTAAAGAATTCAAGGCGTCTTTCCGCAAAGCATTAGGTGCCAATGATCTTACTACCTTAGAAGATCTTAAGGTCGAAAATGAAGATCTATTCATAGAATTGAAAGACGAAGCCGTGCGCAAGATCGAAGCAAAAGCCGCTTTACTTGGGTAACCAGTAAACATAGGGGGTATGTAGACATAGAGTCTATGTACCCCTTATTAACATAGGACAAAACATAATGATAGGCTTAAACTACAAAACAAAGAAAGCATTAAAGGAAAGCATAGGGGAGCCCTTGCGCTATGTAGAGACTTCGATGTTCGGCGTGGAGTATGTCTCAAACGGTAAGGTAACGGGTGTAGGTCCATCGCCATATGTTCGCAAGTGGTTCGCAACCGTAACCATAGAAGACGATAAGATCGTAAAAGTATCATAGCCCTAAGGTAAGGGACATAGGGTAAAATATACTCTATGTCTCTTATCTTATACATAGGATATAAAATGAAACATAAAATAGAAATAAACATAAGTGAAGAAAACATAAGAATAATCGAAAATGTAGTAACTAGTTATGATAATACTTTAGTTAGCAGTGTAACTTTAGAAGATGCCGTAGTGTTAGGCACACTTAAGCAGATTTTACGCGAGATGGAATTTCATGACGGTTGGATACGATTAAGCGCACAAGAATTTAGCGAGACTAACGAACTACACGAAGTAAATGGTGATACAAATGACAAATAACGAGCTTTGGGACCGCATAGTCGCTTTGGAGTATGAAGAAAAGAAACTCCGCAATGAGCGTATGGAACTAAGGTGTGAGTACACCCGCAGGACCACAACCCCTTTATGGGGTATTGGGAATATCCTGTTGTGGAAAGCTTTAGACCGTAAAGAGTCTAAGGTTGTAAAAGTAATTGAGCGGATAGCAAATCCGCGCGAATGGGTTTATAAAGTAAAGTATGAGTTAAGCAATGGGGCTGAGATAACCCCAAGCGTATTGGCACATCAAGAAGACTTAGTTAGGCCGCGTGGTGTAGAAAATAAATATCACGCAAAGGTTAATCGTAAGCCTAAGCTCAAGACATGGGAGGAACGCAGTAAGGTCAAGGGTAGTAAGAAAGCTAAGAAAGTAGTAAGCACTATAGACTTGGCTAAACAATTAGAATTGTTAAACAACATATAGGAGAATGCCATATGTTAATAACAAACGGAGTATATAGACCTAATCAGTATATAATGATAGAGCAAGACATAGAAGTAGACATACTCGCAGGTTGGGTAGATATACCAGGTAAAAGTAAAGCTAAGAAAAAAGCTTTAAATCCAGAGAACTGGTTACATCTAATCCGTAAAGACCGCGGAGAGGGTAGTAACAAACAAACTTCTACAAGCTAAGTCAAGTAAAAACAATGGTTTAGGACAAACTTAAACCAAACTTAAACCAAACTTATACACTTAAACCCTTTATAAACAACACTTTAGAAACTTCTACAAACTTCTACACCCCCCTTGCCATTGCCCAGAGAGAGGGAAAATATTATATATATAATTATATATATATAAAAAAACCCCTTCGTCGGCGAGATCATAGGGGGTATGTAGAAGTATGCAGAAGTTTGCTAAGTCAAGTAAAAACAAGGACTTAAGTCGTAGAAGTTTGTAGAAGTTTGGTAGAAGTTTGCATAAGTTTGCCTTAAGTATAACAAAAACAAGGGGTTATGACATGGGAAAAATCTTCCCTTGACTTCACCCCTAAATGTATTATATTATACTATACAATTACACCCTTTAGGTGTAAACATACACCACACACTACATATAGGAGCCTCATAATGAGCGATAGTATAGACAGACTAGACATACGAGTAATTAAGAGTATGCTAGAAGACTTAGCATTAGAAATAAATAGCATCAAGGAAACCGTAGAAAGCTTAGAAAACGCAAACGAAACCGTAGATATACAACTAAACGACATAAGTAGTAGCTTAGAAATACTACTACAAAACGCGGAGATAGATTAAGATGGCTAATAAAGATTATATATATACATATAAAACCCCCTCTATAGGAGCATTCGAGATACTCCGTGACGGCGATGGAGTGATGTTTACGCGTAACGGAATCAAAGGACAAAACACCCTAAGGTTACCGATAGACTGGTATGAGTTCACAATCGGACTACAGAAATGGATCAGGCGCGAAGGGCTCATACAAGACATATTCCCCACACTAGACGCAGACCAAAGGGAGTTCATACAGACTGGTATAACCCCTAGCGAGTGGGCGGACATGTTCGCACCAGACGAAGACACCGAGCTTAACAATCCAGAGGTAGCATAATGTTAAGCTCATATGACATCTGGCGAACCGACACACCGCCGTACTTCGAAGTCGTAGTAGTGTGTAGTGAATGCGGTCAGAAACCAAAGTCTTGTGAATGTGTAGAATGCGAGGACTGCGAGAAACCCGAAGAAGCCTGTATATGCCATCGCACAGAACTAGTGGGAATACTTAAAAGAATGGGAACCCCTAATGATTGCTAGCGTAGACTCCGCGACAAGCACTAACGAGAAACTAGCACTTGTTGACAGCATAATAGACAAACATCGTGCAGCCATAGAACTCCTACGCGACCTTAAGATCTCGCTGTTAATACAACGCTCAAAAGAAAGAAAAGAGGACTAACATGACACGTAAAGACTATCGCTTACTCGCAGACGTAGTAGTGGATCTGTACAAACAGGGTCTCGAAGACGATAACCACGTCAAGCGTAGTATTGATGTAGAGCTAGCACTAGGCGAAGCGTTAAACCGAGCATACGGGAACTTCGATAAATCCAAGTGGCATTTGTACATACAGAAAAACGCATCGCTAACGTGTCATTAATTCACAACGTGAAACAATAGAAGGTATATATGTGGGAAATTCTTAAAGGTATGGACGGCTTAGATCTCCTATTAGTAATAGGTACCATATGCCTATTGTGGTTTTGGAATCTCGGAAAGAATAAATGAAACGTATGTATGTTAATCTAGATACCGAGCTATATGCAGACCTAGCTCGGTATCTAGAGCGTGAAGGCAACCACCACGGCAAACGAGCCGAGGTATTACGTAGAGCCTTAAAAGAATACCTCGAAAGAGAAAGGATTAAGTTTGACAGACATCCAAGCAAAGCTCCATTCGGGGGCATACGTATATTGGAACGGTGATATACGCATAGTAGACGAACCTAGCAACGAGGGTTACATGTGGCTTCGTGGTAGACCTGAGAATCCTAATCGTGCAATGGCTCCCATAGCAGATCTCGAGCCTGTACCTATGGACTACGAGCTACTACTAAGAGACGTACAAGAACTCAGTGATGCCGAGTTAAGTAGTGCTTTAGACTTCTTAGAAAACGCAAAACTAAACACCAGTGACAGACCGCAAGCAACTAAGAAACGCGCAGTAAAGATAAAAGAAGACATAAAACTTAACTCTAAGGCAACCTTAGACTTACTAAACAGCCTGTAGACAAGGAGATAACAATAATGAAAGCCGGTATATATCCAGACGAACGTGTAATAAAAGTAGACAATTATGCTTTAGGAGAATTCCGCACATGCCCTCGTAAGTTCCAGCATCGTATAGAACAGAACCTAGTGCCAGGCGGCTTTATGGCTGACCCCCATAGCATCAAGATACCAGACGCACCATTACTCTTTGGTATCGCAATCCATAAAGCCTTAGACGCTATGTTTATGCAGGAGTCCCTAGAAATATCACAAGAGGAATTCCTAGAAGCATATCAACCTGTACCGGAAGACACAAAGCGCACCCCAGGCAGAGGGCTCAGATTACTAGAAGCATACTGGAAACGCTGGCGTGATGATGACAAAGCCTACGATACAGTAACCTCAGAATTGTATTTCGAGTTCGAGCTAGGCTCAATGCCTGTATATGGAGAATCCTGGACCGTAGTATACGGTGGCCTAGTAGATAAGATCCTAGACCTAGATGGCAAGCTCCTATGTATGGACCACAAAACCTCAACATGGGAGTCGCAGTACTTAGTGCCTAGCTTCCAACTTAGTAACCAGTTCATCGGTTACGTATGGGCCACACAACAAATACCAGAATACGAGAGTTGTAATGATTTCATAGTGGACGTATTATTAATATCACCCAAGAACGACAGCTTCTTTCGCAGCGAACTTAACATGTCACAGGAGATAATAGATGAATGGAAACGCGGCATAATCGTTACATGCCAACAAATCCTATCCATGCATAAGAATGAGTTCTTTCCTATGTATGGTAAAGACGCATGTACATCATGGAATCGGCTTTGTCCATATTTCGATATATGTGGAGCATCACACGGATTCCGAGACACAGTACAAAACACACAATATAGCGAGCTGGTCTGGGATACCTCAGACCGCTAGAAAGGTAGTAATCACATGCCACAGCACATAGACATGGGTACAAAACGAGATGATGCACCTAAGAAGACTCTCATATACGGCGATGTCGGTAGCGGGAAAACCTTCTGTCTTCGTACGTTACCTGAGAGGGCTTTACCTGCATTCATCATAGACATAGACGAGGGTAGTGAGGCTCTAGAAGGTGACTTTGCCGAGGGTACATTCAAAGGTCTTATACCTGACAGACTCATCACGGACAAAGGCAAAGAGAAACCTGCGGCGTATGATCAGATCAAGCAAGCTTTACAACGTATACACAAAGCGGAACCTGAGTCACAACCTAACACAATAATCATAGACTCTATGACTCGCCTCTACGGTGCAATCATGGACTACACTATGAGTAGTAACAACAAACCATTAGATGCTGCACCTACACAACCAGACTACGGCATCGCAATGCGCTTAACCATAAAGTTCATTGAAGCTTTAATAATGATGCAGAAGAACATAGTAGTGATATGTCACGAAGACGCTAAGGAAAACGAAACCACAGGCATAGTGAAGATAGTCCCGTCACTCACTGGTAAGCTCGCAGGTATCATTCCATCGTACTTCGACTATGTACTCCATGCAGTAGTTAAAGGTAAGGGAGACAAGGCGTCATACCTATGGCAAACCCGTCCCAGTGGCGTATACACAGCACGTGTACGTAACCCTAACCTAGAATCCGAGATGCCGCAGGATTTTAACATACTACTCCCATGAACCCTAAGAAAGACTTTAACCTTTTAGGCAACATAAACAAAGGGTATACTAAAATGCCTGAGGATACGATATATCTACCCATCACAGAAGACGATGCGTACATCCTACAAGAAGTTTTAATTGGTCAAATAGACCATGCGCGATACATGGGATTCCAAGAAAGACGAGAAGCTCTAGTTCGCGTTAATATAGCACTACAACATAGCCTCGCGGCGGCGCAAGAGAAAGGACAACAGTAGTAATAGTCGTACGTAACATTCGCGTATACACACGTATACACATACCAACATTATCCATAGAACAAAGGGTAACATTATTATGACCGAAGTATATCAAGACCTACAGTTTGGTAGCCTCGAGACCGAGAAGAAGAACCTTGACCGTAGTATTGATCCCGGACAGTACGAACTCATGTTCAGCAAATGGACATATCGTGAGTCTCGCGCATCCGCAAAGCCTGGTATTAATTTCGAGTTCAAAGTTATTAATGCCGATGACGCAGACTCCAATGGCTTTACGGTATTCCACTGGTGCTCCTGGGGTTCGTGGTTCTTCAACCAAGCAGTGCTGGCTATTTTCGCTGATCGTCTCTCCGAACTGAACAGCCTTGATCCTGACAGTGACGAATACGAGCAGAAGAAACTAAACCTTAACTTCATGGAGATCCAAGAGAACATCTCAGAGGACTTAGACGAAGCTGTTGGCAGCGAGTGTGTGGCTAAAATCAAGTCCGAAGACTGGTCTAACGAGACTACCGGTACATCTGGTACCTCTATTAAGATCGAGCGTTTTGTAGTCTAAGATAGTAATCCTAACGTACATTTAACCCCACGAGATAGGCAGGGCATTGGGTAGTGTCGTAATAACACTACCCGTGCCTTGCCTTTCTCAGTTAAGGATATTTAGATGACCGAAGACATTAAATCCATAGCACCATCGGAGATAAAAACTCCCATGATGCGGCAACGTAAAGAGTTTGCTCCTGCAAAGCTCAAAGAACTAGCAGACAGCATCCACGAAGTAGGCCAGATACAACCTATTGTAGTAGACTCGAATCTCGTATTAATCGCAGGCGAGCGTAGACTTAAAGCAATCAAGACCATACTAAAGAACAAGGACACATATGAAAACTGGGCAGACTTCGAGACCGTAAAGATCTCAATCATAGACCCTACAGACGATTGGCATCGACATACCATAGAACTCCAAGAGAACATTAAACGTGAGCCGTTGACTCCAGCTGAGGAATCTCGCGCCGTCGATGATTACGAGCGTTTGATGGAGAAACTCAAAGGTAAGACTAAGCGTGGCCTGGGAGCATCCGAGGGAGGTCACTCACAAAAAGACACGGCTACGGATCTTAATATGTCCCAAGCCAGTGTAAGTGATCATCGTAAGGTAGCGCGTGTGCTAGACATAGCACAACACATTCCAGAACTATCAGACCTCGAGCACGAGACATCAAAGAGCGGCATCCTAGGCAAGTTCAAGGCATACAAAGTTAAAGAAATACGAGCCGAGATAGCACGCCGCGCTATGGAATCCCATAGACAAGACCTAGATGGCGTAGTAGTCCTAAGCGATGCCTTAAAGTGGCTCGATACACTCGAAGAAGAAAGTGTGGATTTAGTGTTAACCGATCTACCTTTTGGCATAGAGGTCTTTGAGTCTAACACACTAGCCAAATCCTCTCACGGCACCCAATGGCAGGACGATGAGGAATCCATTAAGTCCTTCGTACAACAGCTAATCCCTAAGTTGTATCTAGCCTTGAAGCCTAATGCCCACATGTGGATATTTAGCTCCTGGATAGAGACATTCTGGATCGAACGTGCATGTACCTTAATTCCAGACCTAGAGTTCGAGTACCCACCTTGGATATGGAACAAGGTAAAATCTACACCTGCAATCAATGGAGCTGCCACAGGTGACCAAACCTATGAGTATATCTGTCATCTACGTAAGGGTACTGTATCTATGCCCGAACGTCTTGGCCCTAATCTTATATCATACGCTAGACCTGTTGCTACCAAGTATCCGACAGAGCGGCCACTAGACATACTAAAGTTCTTCATAGAAAACTGTACCCTTGAAGGTGAGCTAGTAATAGACCCGTGTTGTGGCTCAGGTGGACACTTAGTAGCAGCCATACAAACCAACCGTAGAGCTTTGGGCTCAGACATAAATCCCGAAGCAATCAAAGTAACTAAGTCTAGACTCGTACTGGAGACTTCTCATGAAGGAAGCCAAGATACATAGTGCCCGCTTTAGCGCAAACCAACAAAAGGTAACCGTATATACATCCTCGGGCAGAGTCCAAATAACCATAGAAAACAATAACATCCAGGTTCATCTACGCCCACATAAATCTAAAACCTTAGTAGACCCTAGGGGGTGGTTGAGAGCTGCATACAATACAGTTTTGTTTATGCCGAAGAGGGCTTATAAGGCTGTCAGGACTACAAGGAACATGGGTACCAAGTAGTACTAGGCTTCTAAGGGGTCTAGCAAAGTGGTAGAGGGCAAAGGATTCCAAGTTGGACCTAATGGCCCACCCAATAACCAAGTGGCTTAGAAAGCGAGACGCTTACATGAATATACAACCAGACGGTGCAGAAGACGCAGAAATTGTAGTTGTAGGAGAATCACCATCCAAAGACGATGCTATATCTGGCGTGCCTTTTTCAGGATCTCAAGGAGAACTATTGTTTGATGATATACTAGCCCGTGCAGGTATCTTCCGCAAGGATTGCTTAGTGTTACATACCTACGGCAAGCAAGCTCCTGGGAATAAGCTAGATATAGTAAACGATCCTTTCGAACGTAGTGCGGAACACTGGAAACTTATACAAAAACATCCACGTAAACTAATCATAGCAGTAGGCGAGTATGCGCTTAGGTTTCTATGTAGTGAGTCCGGCATCACTAAGTGGCGTGGGTCGTTGTTGTATTCTAACAGAGGAAAAATCCCTGTTATTCCTATGATTGCTCCAGTAAGTATCATACGTCAGTATTCTTGGTTAGTGCTTTGCCGTAAAGATGCCTTAAAAGCTAGACGTGTGGTGACGGATTTTGACTCCATAGTAGATCACAAGCGTGACATTGTACACTATGGTCAACTTAAGAAGGATCATGCCACCGAGGAATCAGGCTTAATAACAAAACTCCTAATAGAAACTCTTAGATCGTACCACGATGCACCATGTTTAGCATTTGACATCGAGACATATGCTGAGTGCATAACATGTATAGGAATAGCTAGATCTGTTAAGGATGCTGTAGTGATCCCGTTTACTACACAACTTAGACACGAGGACAGAATAGCACTCATACGAGAGTTAGACATACTCCTTAGTAATAACTCTCTTAAAGTAGGACAAAACCTAGACTATGATGTCCAGTACCTAGCTAAGAACTTTGGCATACGGGTACGCAATGTATGGATGGACACTATGGTTGCACATTCGGTAATGCATCCCGAGATGGGCCACAGCCTAGACCTCCTAGCATCTATATACACAAACAAGAATTTCTACAAAGAGATGCGTAAAGAAGCAACCAGTGGTAATTATAACAATACCCTATGGGAATACAATGGTATAGATTGTTGTGTGACCTATGAGGTAGCTATAAAACTCTCGCATGAGTTAATAGATACACATGCTTGGGAGTTCTTTCACAATGTAGCCATGCCAGTGACTAAGACATTAATTCGTATGGAACATAAAGGAGTAAACATAGATGAAGATCTTAGGACGAAACGCAAAGAAACCCTTAGCAAAGAAGTGGCTGATCTTCTTGCCGATGATGCTTTGTGTGGGGTTAATCCTAACAGCCCTAAACAGGTACTGGACTACTTCAAATCCAAGGGAGTTCGATTGCCTGTAGGTAGAGGACGTAAAACACCTTCTACAGATGTACATACACTTAAACTACTACGTCCTAGACAACCTAAACATCATGCATTTATAGACAAGTGCTTGGCAGTACGTGACAGACGCAAAACCATAGGGACGTATCTTGAGGCTAAGGTACACAAAGACGGCAGAATGCGTACATCGTACCGTACATCAGCTACAGACACAGGACG